TTCAATATGGATTTGAAAGAATACCCAAACCTGAAGAAGGTTGTTTATAATGATTTTAACCCACTCAACTATAATCTATTTAAATGTATTCAGAATTCAACTAAGTTATTGAAAAGTATTGAGTCAATTGAATGTCAAAAATTTGGAGAGGAAAACACTCCTGAAATTTACAAAAATCAGTTTAACCAATTCCAAAAAGAAATATTTTCGGAGGGATTCAAAGTAAGTTCTCCTGACTATGAAACAGCCGCTAAGTATGTTTATATTTTGACACAAGTATTTAGTGGGTCGAAACCTGAAACTAGTTCCTTCATTGATTTGAAAGGAAAATATAAATCAAAGTATTTGACGTTTAGAGATAAATTATCTAAACCTGAATGGGTGGAACACTTCTTGAAAATAACTGATGTTGAAAACATGGACTTTGATGATGTCATTAAAAAATACGATTCTGAGAAGACTTATTTTTATACCGACCCTCCATATTGGAAAACTGAAAACTATTATTCAAATCACGATTTTGATAGAAACGACCATGAAAGATTGGCTAATTCACTAAAAGGTATTAAAGGTAAATTTAGTCTATCTTATTACGACTTTGAATTATTGAATGAGTGGTTTCCTAAAGATGAATATAAGTGGGAATCTAAAGAGTTTGCTAAAGCCGCTGCGGCGAAGAAAGGAAAAGAGCAGTCAAAAGGTACTGAATTGTTAATTATGAATTATTAATTAAATGTTGAAAACTTTATTAGTTGATGGTAATAATCTTATGAAGATTGGTTTTCATGGGGTTAAAGAATATTACCATAATGGAAACCATATTGGTGGAATATGGCACTTTTTAAATACAGTAAGACGATTTATTGAGGAACAAAACTTTGATAAAGTAATTGTTTTTTGGGATGGTGAGGGTAGTTCATCTTCTAGAAAACTTTTGTATCCACAGTACAAAGAAAATCGAAACAAAGTACCTGATGACCCAAAAGATGAATCATTCAGTTGTCAAAAACAAAGAGTGAAACAATATTTGGAAGAAATGTTTGTAAGACAAGTTGATATTGAAAAGAATGAAGCGGATGATTTAATAGCTTATTATTGTCAAATAGCTAAAGATGAAACCATCGTTATTTTTTCAGGTGATATGGATTTAACACAATTAATATCTGACAATGTATCAGTTTATTCACCAAGAATAAAACAAACCTATAAAAATGGTGATAAGATTAAATTGAAGGAACATTCAATTCCACATAATAATATTTTGACATACAAGGTATTATGTGGTGATAAATCAGATAATATTGATGGAATATATTATTTGGGTGATAAAACTTTATTTAAATTATTTCCCGAACTACTTGAACAAGACGTAACTATTGACGATATTTTAACCAAGGCTGAAAACCTTTTGAAGGGAGATAAAGACAACACTGCAATCAAAAATCTTTTAACAGGAAAAACAAAGACAGGAATTTATGGTGATGAATTCTTTGAAATCAATAAAAAGATTGTAGATTTGTCAGAACCATTAATTGATGATGAAGGTAAAGAAACTGTTGAATTGTATTATAAAGAAACCTTAGACCCTGAAGGTAGGGGTTATAGAAATCTGATTAAAATGATGATGGAAGATGGATTGTTTAAATTTCTACCAAAAGGTGATGATGCTTGGGTAAACTTTGTAAAACCATTTTTAAAACTAACACGAAAAGAGAAAAAAAATTTTAAAACTAAAAATTAAAAAAAAATGAGAGAGCAAAATGATTTAATGAAACTTGAGTTTCTAATGATGGTGAATGATAATATTATCGTTCAGAGATTTTTCAACGTAAGGGATTACAATCCAAAAGCAAAAAATTCAATAGAACTTTTGGAATATATGAATGATATGGTTAGAGATATTCAATATTCATTGAAAATGAAGTCAGTAAGCTACTTATTGGAGAATCAATATGATATAACTAACAATCCTTCTATTCTTAATACATCGTTTACTGATGATCCTGAATACTTTAACATTTTCATAAAACAAAATGACAAGACAATTTGTCATAGACGAGTTGATGCAAAATTATACCCACCTAAAATAAGATACACCGTAGATATTCGCCAGCAAATAAAAAATGTACTTCACGAGTTAACTGACATTTTTTCATCCAAGGATTTAACATTTGATTATCTTGGATATAGTACTTTGGTGTAATATTTATCTAAAACTCATCTAAAATTCATGACTTATAATAAAAATTTTGATTACTTAGGAAGTTCATTTCAGATACAACTACTTAATCAAATTATTGTCGATAGTAATTTCTCTAGGTCAATTGTTGACGTTATAGAACCAAACTATTTCGAAAACAAATACTTTAAACTCATCATTCAGATGATTAAAGAATACAATCAAAAGTGGGACTCAGTTCCCACTTTTGATACCTTAGAACAAATCGCTAAATCCGAATTTCAACAAGAGAATGTAGTTAAGGTTGTTGTTGATACAATCAAAAAAATTAAAGAAGCACCATTGTCGGGAGGTGAGTTTGTTCAAGAAAAAGCTTTGAAGTTCTGTAAACAACAAGAACTACAAAAGGCGATAACCAAGGCTCAGAAAGTAATTGATGGTGGTGAATTTGAAAATTACGACACCCTCGAAGAAATGATTCGAGATGCTCTGCAAGTTGGGGTTAGAGATGATGGAATGTTGAATGTATTTTCAAATCTTGACGATGTACTTAATGAAGATTTCAGACATCCAATCCCGATGGGAATTCCTGGAATAGATAGACTTTTGAAGGGGGGACTTGCTAAGGGTGAGATTGGTGTTGTATTAGCACCAACTGGTGTAGGAAAATCGACATTCTTAACCAAGATGGCAAATCATGCCTTCAACTTGGGATATAATGTTCTCCAAATATTTTTTGAGGATAATCCCAAGGTTATTCAAAGAAAACATTTTACCTTGTGGACTAAAATCCACCCTGATGATATGTCTAATAAAAAAGAAGAAGTATTAACTAAAATTAGACATATTGAAAAAACAATGGAAAACCAACTTATTTTAGAAAAATTACCTTCTGATACAATGACAATGAGTCAAATCAAAAACCTTGTCAGAAAAAAGATAGCAGACGGATGTAAAATTGATATGATATTATTGGACTATATTGATTGTGTTGTGCCTGAGAAGAACTTGGGAGATGAATGGAAATCTGAGGGTTCGGTAATGAGAGCGTTTGAAGCCATGTGTCATGAATTAAGTTTAGTTGGTTGGACAGCAACACAAGGTAATAGAAGTTCAATATCATCTGAGGTAGTAACAACAGATCAAATGGGTGGTTCTATCAAGAAAGCTCAGGTTGGACATGTTATTATATCTGTTGCGAAAACTTTACAACAAAAAGAAATGAAGTTGGCAACAATTGCGATAACAAAATCAAGGATTGGTGATGATGGAATTATCTTTGAAAACTGTAAATTTGATAACGGAATGTTAGACATTGATACCGAATCATCTGTAACATTCTTAGGACATGAAGAACAAAAAGAAGAACAAAATAGACAACGAATAAAGGATTTATTAGAGAAAAGAAAACAAAAACAAGGTATTTAAATTATGACAGAAAAAATATTAACAGAAAACCCCAGTCGTTTCGTTATTTTCCCCATTCAATATAACGACATATGGGAATACTATAAACAACATCAGGCAGCTTTCTGGACAGCTGAAGAGGTTGACTTGACAGGTGACATCAGAGAGTGGCAGAACTTGTCTGAGAACGAACAATATTTCATTAAGAACATATTGTCATTCTTTGCAGCATCTGACGGTATTGTCAATGAGAACTTGGCTGAGAACTTCTACCGTGAAGTACAATACCCTGAAGCAAAATTTTTCTATGGATTTCAATTAATGATGGAAAATATCCATTCTTTAATGTATTCTTTATTAATTGATACGTATATATCCAATCCAAAAGAAAAGGACGAATGTTTCAATGCGATTGATAGATTACCTGCGGTTCAGAAAAAAGCTAAATGGGCTTTAGATTGGATAGAGAAAGCCTCATTCCAAGAACGATTGGTGGCATTTGCCGCAGTAGAAGGTATATTCTTTTCAGGTTCATTCTGTTCAATATTTTGGTTGAAATCAAGGGGGGTTATGCAAGGTCTTTGTAATGCTAATTCATTGATTTTCAAAGATGAAAACCTACATTGTGATTTCGCAATTCACTTGTTAAACAATCACGTTGAGAACAAACCAAGTGAAAAAAGAATAAAGGAAATATTATTGTCAGCTTTGGAAATTGAAAAAGAGTTTATCACAGAATCACTACCAGTATCATTAATCGGAATGAATTCCAATTTAATGAAACAATATTTGGAATTTGTTGTTGATGGTTTGTTGGTTAAATTTGGATGTAGTAAACAATTTAATGTTGAACAACCCTTCAAATTCATGGAACAAATTGCAATTGAAACCAAAGGTAACTTCTTCGAATCCAGAACTATGGAGTATCAAAAGGCAAAACTTAACGAAACTATTTCATTCACAGACGATTTTTAAAAATTAATTATGTCATTAAGAATTCAAAAAAGAGATGGGGAGGTTGTATCCTTTAACCCCACAAAAATACAAACAAGAATTAAACGAGCAAGTAAAAACTTAAATGTTAATTCTGATCAAATATTCATTAAAGTTATCACCTCAGTACCAACTGAGGGGGTAATTTCAACCAAACAGCTTGATAAGTTGATTTATGAAATTGCCGCATCATATACTGGAAGTCATCACGATTATTCGAGATTGGCTTCCTCTGTTGCTATATCATCATATCATAAAGAAACTGACCCAAGTTTCTCAAATACAATGCACACTTTACACGTTGATGGGATTGTTAATGAGACATTAGTGAAAACCATTGAAAGTTATGGTGCTTCTAATATTGATAGTATAATCAATCACGATAATGATTATAACTTTGATTATTTTGCTTGGAGGTCATTATATGAAATGTATCTCCTTAAAACACCAGAAGGTGTGACTATTGAAAGACCCCAACATATGTATATGAGGGTTGCTCTATGGGTTACAAAATCATTTGAAGAAGCTGTTGAATACTACAAGTCATTATCAAACCAACTTATTTCTCCAGCAACACCAATTATGATTAATTCTGGTACAAAGATACCTCAATTGGCATCTTGTGTATTACATTATAATGATGCGGATTCAAGAGAAGGATTATTGAATACAATGACTGATATTTCCACTTATTCGGCTGATGCTGCGGGTATTGGACTTTGTATGTCAAATATTAGAAGTAAAGAAAGTAGATTAAGTACATCAGGTGGTTTCGCTGGCGGATTATTAAAATATCTAAAGATTGTTAACGAGTCATTAAGATTCTTTAATCAACAAGGTAGAAGACCTGGTTCTGCCGCAATTTATCTTGAACCTTGGCATAAAGACATCATTGATTTATTGGAAATCAAAAAGAACACAGGTGCTGAAGAATTAAGAGCAAGAGATTTGTTTACGGCATTGTGGATTCCTGATAACTTTATGAGAGCCGTAAGAGAAAATGGTGATTGGTATTTATTCTGTCCTAATGACATCAAAAAGGCTGGATTACCCGCATTACAAGATGTTTATGGTGATGAATATGAGAATGTTTATAATGAGGCTATACGTATGGGATTGGGTAAAAAGATTAAGGCTCAAGATGTGTGGACAAAAGTTATTGAATCTCAGATTGAGACTGGTGTTCCATACTTATGTTCAAAAGATAGTGCTAATAAAAAGACAAATCATCAAAACATTGGGGTTATTAAACAATCAAATCTTTGTAATGAGATTTATCAATATACTGATGAAAAAACTACAGCAATCTGTACCCTATCTTCAATGGTATTAAAGAACTTCGTACACGATGCACAATTTGATTTTGAGGAACTTTATAACGAAACTTGTAAAGTAGTGAGAGCATTGAACAAAGTTGTTGATATAAACAATTATTCAACGAATAAGGGTGAAAAAGGTGGTAGAGAACAAAGAGCAATCGCCATAGGAACTCAAGGTTTAGCTGATGTATTCTATCTAATGGATTATGAGTTTACATCAGAAGAAGCTAAGAAATTGAACAAAGAAATATTTGAAACAATTTATTACGCAGCAATTAGTGAGAGTAATAAATTGGCTTATGATGAAGAATATCAAAGGTATGAATATTTTAAAGGTTCACCAATGTCAAAAGGTATATTCCAATTTGATATGTGGGGATTAACTGAATCTGATTTATCAGGAAGATGGAATTGGAATGATTTGAAAGAAAATGTTAAAAATTATGGTGTATGTAATTCATTATTTACAGCACAGATGCCAGTTGCAAGTTCTGCTAAGATAACAGGTTCTTATGAAATGACTGAACCAGCACATTCAGCAATCTTTAATAGAAGAGTAGTGGGTGGTGAGATTATGATTGTAAACAAATATCTAATTGCTGACTTTGAGAAACTTGGAATTTGGGGTGAAGATTTGAAAAATGAAATCATTTTAAATGAGGGTTCAATTCAAAATATAAACTTCAACAATTATTTAGACCCAGAAGATAAAAAATACAACTTCAAAGTTAAAAGGATTGAACATTTGATGAAGAAGTATAAAACAATATGGGAAATATCTCAGAAAGAATTGATTGACATGGCAGCTGATAGAGGTCCTTTTATTGATCAATCACAATCAATGAATATCTATATGGGTAACCCAACTCTATCAAAGATTACTTCATCACATTTCCACGCTTGGCAGAAAGGATTGAAAACATTGTGTTACTATGTGAGAACTAAGGCAATATCAACAGGGGCGAAACATTTGGCGATGGATATATCAAAAATGGATAAACCTAGAACAACACCAACCTTACCTCATGTTGAACCAATAAAGACAAAACCAGAAGATTCACCGTTTGATTGTTTTGGTTGTTCATCTTAAAATATTAAATCACGACATAATGTCGTGATTTTTTGTTTTATGGTATTTATAGAAAAAAATCAAGGTATATATTTATTGTTATGAGTATTGGTTTTACATATGGAATAAACTTTCCTTTTAGAGATTCGTATCAAGGGAAATATCTGAGTTTATCACAAACTACAGATGAAGAAATTAGAAGTAATCTAATTCATCTTTTATTAACACGTAAAGGAACGAGATATTATTTACCTGATTTTGGAACTAGATTGTATGAATATATTTTTGAACCTATGGACGGTCCTACGTTTTCGGACTTGGAAGCTGAAATCAGGGATTCTGTAAATGAATACTTACCAGGTATTACAGTCACGAATATAAGTATTGCACCGGCATCCGAAGGTGAAGAGGATAAAGGAACTTACATAAACGATAACAATGAAAGGGTTTTTACTGTACCGGGTATAAGTCAAGCGGAACACACCGCAAAAATTAAAATTGATTACTTGGTAACAGACACTGCGTTCAACTCAAGTGATTTTATAATTATTAATATTTAATAATATGGCGAATAAAAAAATATCTTACACAACTAGAGATTTTCAGTCAATCAGGACTGAATTAATAAATTTTACTCGAACATATTATCCTGATTTAATTGATAATTTCAATGACGCATCTGTATTTTCTGCGTTGTTGGATTTGAATGCTGCGATTTCAGACA